TAGTTGTTTCAGTAATTACAGCACCACTTGAAATAGATACATCAGTTTTCGTTCCTAATACATCTGTAGCAAAAGAATCTATAAATTGATTTGGTAAATTAAAAGCGGCAGAACTTTCGTTAGTAGCTTCTCTTAAAGCTAAAGCAGATATATCTGATTTAACTGGTTGTAAATCTGTTTGAGTAACGTGTGCTGTTACAGAAGCAGATGGTAATGTTAAAGTCTTTGCCGACAAATCTAAAGTTGTTGGTAAAGAGTATCTATTTAATTTTGTTATTGCCATTATGCTATTTCCTCCCAGTTAGTAATTTCTTCGTTCCATTTATAAACTTTTCCATCATCAGGGTAAGCAACTGGAGCTTCCCAACAACAAGTTGTTTCGTTTAAAATCCAAGATGGAAATGGTTTTTTAAAAATAAAAGCATCTCTTACTGCATCATAGGTTCCGCCTACTACGGCAGGATTAAACTTTGTTCCATCATCTTCAATATAAAAATCTTTGTCTAGTGTAGGAACTTGATCCGCTACTACAATATTAACTACTAAATTATTTACTACTTTTGCAAAATGTTTCATTATCCTGTGTAACTCCCATTACCTGTAAATTTAATAATCGTATCTGATCCATCGGTTGTAACTGTAGGTGATCCACTAGTTGTTCCTGAATAACTAGAAGTTGCTACTCTTAAAATAACGACTCCATCCGCACCAGAACCTGCATGATAAGTTCCTCTACTATCTCCTGAACCGCCACCAGAACCTGTGTTTGCAGCACCACTTGTAGCCGCAGAGTTATTTGCTTCGGCACCAACTCCACCAATGCCATCTCTAGAAGCATATACAGCACCACCTGGAGAAGAACCTCCTCCACCGCCAGCAGCATAAAAAAGAGCAGAGCCTGTTATTGAGTTTGAAGTTCCAGCTCCACCTTGTCCACCAGTACTAGATGATCCTTGACCTCCAACTCCTCCAGAGCCACCGCCACCTCCAGAACCAAAAGCAGGAGAACCTCCTCCTGAACCAGCTCCGCCATCATAACCTTCTGGAATTGATGGTGAACCACCATCTCCTCCTGCATTTCCTGAACCAGGATCTTCGGCAGGTGGATTATCATAATATCCTCCACCGCCAGAGCCACCGTCTTTACCTCCAGTAACTAAAGTTCCACCAGCACCGCCTCCACCACCAGTGGCTGAAATATCGGTAATATCCGTTCCTGTTAAGGAACTATCATTACCATCGGCGCCTCCATTAGTTGAAGTATCTGTGCTTCCAGCTCCGCCTGTTCCAACAGTAACAGTATAAACTGTACCAGGAGTAAAACTAATTGCTGTACTGCCATAATTTGTTCTATAACCTCCAGCTCCTCCTCCACCACAAGGTTCGGCTCTATATCCACCGCCACCGCCTCCAGCGACAATTAAATAATGAGCATCATAAGTTTGTGGGGTTTCTAAAGTTACCACATCATCTGAAATTGGAATCCAGCCTTTAGTTACATCCATATAAACAATATGAACCGATTGACCAGCAGTATCATATTCAGGATTGGGACTAGTATTTCCTTGAAACTTTAAAGAGTTGGGATTAAGTGTAAGTTTATTAGTTCCCCAGTTTCTAGCATAGTCTGTAAAAATAATTTGGTCTCCAACAGAAGCTGAAGCTGGGAGTGTAACTGTACAAGCATTTGAAGTTGTATCTATAGGATAACCTCTACCTGCGACTGCTGTTAAAGTAGCTGCTGTAACTACAGATTGCCAAGCAATATCTGTTGCAACAATTTCTTTATAAGTTTGATCTCCAGCTAAATAAGTTGAAGAAGAAGCCGTACCGCTTCCTAGTCTGGCAGTCGCCACCGTTCCTGCTGTAAGTTTAGCAGCCGATATGTCTGTGCCTAATTTTGCATTAGTAACATTTGCATCTGTAATTTTAGCTGTTTCAACTGAATCCGTAGCTAGTTTAGCTGCTGTTACATTTGCATCTGTTATGCCTTTTGTTTTTACTTTTGTTATTGCCATTTAAAATCCCTGCGTAAAAAATTGAAAAAAAATTATATTCATATTACCTTGCCGTCCCTGCTTTAGAATTACTTGATACAAATGGAAATTCTGCAAAAGCCATATACATTATAGAGTCTCCACTTCCATTACACCATGAAGCCGATTCTCTTATTTTAAATCCATTTGATAAAAAATCTACTCCATCAGTTTCTGAAAATTCAGCACTACTAGAATTAGGATTTACAGCCATATCAGTTGGATTTCCATTTAGGTCTCTTTGAGAATCAAAGGCAGTCCAATTATTAGACCCATCCCAATTTTTAAGGATAAGAAAAGCAGGGCGAAATCCTGTATAAATAAATGGACCATCTGCATTTCCATTCCCATCATAGGCTCCTATTTTTGAAAATCCCTTTTTATTAGCAAAAAACCATGCTACCTGTGTCTTACCACTTCCATTAACAATACTTTCAGTTCCTACAGTAAACAATTCTGTTGTAGGTTCCGTATCATTCCACATTCCACTAGACGTAATACCTGCATTAGCTAAATTAATTCGTATAGCTTTAGTCCAAGGATTGGCAATCATACCAGAATTATAGACACCCCAGTTTTGCGTATCGTCTAGATTTTTAATAATAGCCATATCAGGTTTTACTCCTAATCCATGAGGAATAGTTGCTGCTGAACCTGTTCCTTCATATTGAATGACAGAAATTCCTGCTGTTTGGTCAAATGAATATCCTGTCGGAGTGATAGAGGGAGAACCTGCAATTCCTGTAGTCGTTCCTGCTTTCCAACTATAAGAAACATAATTCGTTCCTGTCATATTGACATTTCCTGTGCCTGAGTCCGCACCTAAAGTAAATCCATCTGAATCGTATGAAGTAACAGAATCACTACTAGTTTGTTGTCCAGCATTGGAGTTCCATCTCAGACTTTCTCCACTTCCAGTTACATTATTACCTATATACCAATTATTTCCACCACTTGTTCCACTAATACTTTTAATGACTAGAGCATCAGGTTCAAAACCTACTCCTGTAATAGCATTGGGCGGTGAAGCATAACTGTATTTGAGTACTTTAAAAAAATCTGAAGGTTGAAAAGAAATATAAGCCATAATTAATTATCCATAAGTTGCTAGGTTGTTAGTACAAATTGCTCTGAAGTCTTTGCTTGAGCCATCAAAAGTTCCTGAGCTTGGGTCGTATTCAAATTGTCCTTCGCCTCCAGCATCAGCTACCGCAGAACTTACAGCAGTAGTTCCAAAATATCCATTACCAAAATTATGATTATAAACTGAAGCAGAGGTATCATTATAACCTGTTGCTGGAAAATAAAATCCATTAGTTGAAGAAGCAGCCGCTCTTATTGAAATACCTGTTCCTGAATTTTGGATGGTACCATTTTTTGCGAAATATAATTTTGAATTATCTAAATCCAAATAAACTCCTATAATGTCTCCAGACGCCCATGTATCACCATAAGAAGTAGAAGATGTATTATTTCTGTAATTTCCATCTATTCCATAGTAAGCCCAGTCCCCAGATGAATATCCTAAATAGTTAGAAGCTCCAGTTCCTTGGGTTGGGTAGTCTGAAATTCCAATTAAACTATAAGCTCCTCCTGGTTCTGCTGTTGTTTTCATTTCCCAGTACCATTTTCCTGTACTTAATGCAAAAGTTCCTGTGGCAAAACCTTTGCTTCCACCATTAGTTATGGTTTGATTTCCATTTGAATACGTATATTGAGCATAATAATTATCTAAAGGATTCATAGTACAGAAATTATTATCAGGACTGTCTTTAGTTTGTGTCATTGTTCCAGCAGCAACTGTAAAATCATTTGTATTACCACTACTATCATCTCCAAAATTAGTGGTGTCTTGATATTTTAAAAAGAATCCATTGGTTCCATAGGTTACTGAAGGAGACGTTTTTGCCACCCAAATTCCTGATGTGGCATCAAATTCCCCAAACGAAGAAGCTGCATAAGTATTTTCTGCACAGAAATGAGTATGAGCCATACTACCTGTTAAGTCCCAACTGCCATCATAAATAGCACCTAGTTTATGTTCAATATTAGTTCCAACTACAAGTTTATTTGAACCATCTCCTGTAGTAGTACCTACACCAGCAGTTACTTGAACTCCATTAACATATAAAGCTATAGCTGAACCATTCCAGTTCATCACAATATGATACCATGCTCCTACGTCTCTATATTTTGCTGTTGTTTCCCAATCAGTAGCAGTTGTCCCAACCATAGTAACATATAAACCTATAGCATCACTATTTGCCCAATAAAGTTGAAATCTAGTATTAGAAACTGTACCTGCTGAAAAAATCCCCTGGGCATTTGATAAGGTTCCTCTTTTTATCCAAGTTGAAAAAGTCCAAGCTGCACCTTCATCACTAGCTGGTAAAGTCTTTGATAAATATGTAGTAGCCATTAATTAAACTGTCCTCCTTGACCTATTGTAAAGCTCCATGAAATACTGAAAGCTCTATCTGAAGTTTGTCCTTCTGCATCGGTTGCGGTAACTGTAAAGGAATCGGTAGCCGCAGATGAATGAGCCGTTTGTGTTCCTGTTATTGTAGCAGAACCCACTCCAGTTGTAAAAGTTAAACCTGCTGTTACTGCTCCTGTCGTTACTGCAAATGAAGTTGCATCTGTGCAAGTTAAAGTTATTGTTGAAATTGCTGTCTGTCCTGAAAAAGTTCCTAAAGATCCAGCAGCAGTTACCCATGCAGGTTCGTCTGAAACAGTTAATAATGCTGAAGAACTTCTAACCGCTAATCCAGTATTATTTTCTACCCTTATATAATAAGTTCCATCTGTTGTTAAGGTAAAAGTTGCAACGACTGTTGTTGCTGAAGTATAGGTAACAGAATCTGCTACTGTAATAGCTCCTGTACTAGAATTAATTGCATCTACATAAGGAACAGATACAAAATTAGTTCCTGTAATTGTAACGGCAGTTGCCGCATTCGTAATAACGCTTGGACTAATAGATGAAATAGTTGGATAATTTTCTGCACCCACATCAGTAATAGAACCTCCTAATGCAACAGATGATCCATTAATAGAAATAGAATTAGCCGATAGCTTGGTTGTCGCTACGGCTGCTGAAGCATTAACATCACTATCAACAATAGTTCCTGCTGCAATCTTCGCAGAAGTTACTGCATCATTCGCTAGGGCAGTAGTTCCTACTGCACCTGCTGCAAAATCAGCAGATGTTAAAGCGGTTGCTGGTGGTTGTCGCCCAATGTAAGCCATTGTTTATTTTTTAATCTCCTATGTACTAATTGTATCTATAACTGAAACAGCAGTATCTAATGATGATGCTGTATCGCTAACGGCTGTAATTTTATCACCTGAATGTAAAACAATTTTACTTCCTCCATCAATCAGTTCTAACGAACCTCCTGCAGGAATAGGAACTGTTTTAATCAAATAATAACTAGTTGCAGAACGAACAATATAAACATCTACATTAATCGTAGTAGCTGCTACATTTGCACATCTGATCCCAATTACAGCATCGTAACTATCAGCCGCAGCAAGAATGTCCACTGGACTTGTTCCAGTATTTCTTGCGATTTGGTTTCTGAAGTTTTGAGCCATGTTATCCTCCTATTAAAGTGCTACACTCATTGCAATACTGAATCCAGCAGATGCTTTAGTATCTAATTGATCTTGAGCATTAGAGCTTAAACTATTAATATACTGAAATTCAGTATCACTAACGGTTCCGTTTGCAATTTTTGCTGCTCCAATACTATCTATTGCCAAATTAATTGTTCCTGAACCAGTTATTGGCGAACCAGTTATTGTAAATTCACTTGCTCCTGCATCCGCAACAGCTACTGAAGTTACTGTTCCACCTGATGATGGAAAAATTTGTGTAAAAGTTATAGTTGCTGAACCGATTGTACCACTATCTGTTGTACAAAGCCATAATGTATCAGCGTTAGTTGTACCTTCTTTAATAATTGTTAATTGTCCAGCTAATTCTGCTACGGTGTCAAAATCTGGGTCTCTTGAAGCTGTTCCACTTGCCACCACTACATAAATTCCGTTTTCTGTATTTGTTGTTTGATTTTTAACTAATACTCTATCGTCTGTTGCTAAAGTAACTCCGTCTAATGTATCTCCATTTTGTAAATCTGTAGCTAACGAAATATTAGCCGTTGTTGCTGAACGACAAATAATTCTTGTTTTTAATCCTGCAACTAATTCATCAACATAAGTTTTATTAGCCACATCAGAACCAGCACTAGGTGCAACCATTCCTGTAATAGAACCACCAGTAATAGCAATACTATTAGCAGCTTGAGTTGCAACCGAACCTAATCCTAAAGATGTTCTAGCTGTAGCTCCTGTTTCAGTTGTAAAATTTGATCCATCCCCAACAATAAAATTACTATCCGTTGGAGTTAATCCTGCAATATCTGTAAGCTGTGCATCTAAAGGTTGTTTAGCATCTAATTGAGTTTGAATAGCTGAAGTAACCCCTGATACATAACCTAATTCTGTATCGGTTACTGAAGTAACAGCTACTTTCCCTGAAGCATCAGAAGCTAATGCTTTTGACGCAGTTAAATCAGATGAGGTAATAGTAGTTGCCCCACCAGTAATTGTTGCTTGTTTACCAGAAAATTGTGTTTGAATCGCAGACGTTACTCCTGAAACATATCCTAATTCAGTTGAGGTAACAGATGATACTTCAACTTTTCCTGAACCATTTGATTGAATGGCTCTACTTGCTGTTAAATCTGAAGAAACAATAGTAGAAGCTGCTCCTGTAATAGTAGATGCTTTGGCGTCTAACTGAGTTTGTGCGTTAGAAGATAAGGTATTAATATATTGAAATTCTGTATCTGAAACTGTGCCATCTGCAATATTAGTTGCTGAAATACCAGTTGGTAAAGAATTGTTATTTTTTGATATAGCTCCAATATAAACATTCGTTAGAGCTTCGCTTGATAATGAACCTGAATCCCAAGTTACATTAACAGTTGTGTTTGTTGAAAAGGATGAACTTGCAATCGTTCCATAAATAGTGCCAGGTGTGGGTGCTGTAATTTTAATTCTTCTCCCAGTATGATATTGAGAAGTTACATCAGAACCAGCAACAGTAAAAGAAGTTGCACTTACATAAGCATACGTTGCCGCACCACTTCCATCTCCATATTCTACCCATTGCGAATCATTAAACCAATCTCTAGTATTTTTCATTAATGCTCTAATTGCATTATTCAAGCTACTAGGTAGCATTCCTTCTGCTACATTAATGGTATTTAATGTTGTATTATCGGCTTGGGTTGTGTTGTAATCTTTTATATTTGTTGTCATCTAATCTATAAACCATGAAAACGCTTTAGCATTTTCGTCATTGTTTTTATTTATTAATACATTCACCGCTTCTTCTACTTGTCTTTGAAAGAACTCTTGGTGTTCCATACTATAACGAATATTATCTATATTAATATCTTCAGCCATTATCGTTGTCCAGCTCTTGATGCTACAAAATTAACTCCTTGTGCATGAGTCCAGGTTGATCCTGCTGCTATTTTAACATTCGCCCTAACATATCTTCCTGATTGTCTAACTGGAACTGTACCACTTGTTACCATTGAACTATACGAAGAAGTTGAAGCCGTATCTGCTAATCGTTCCCTTGTTGTAATTGCAACGGTTGCTGTTGTATCTACAATGGGTCTGACTTCCGTTATATCTGATCTTAATCCAGGAAACAACTCTATTTCTGAAGTTTCTATTTCTACATCATTAGTATTTCCAGAAAAAGTTGCCGCCTTATAATCTCCATCTATTGCACCTAAATATCTTTGTCCACCAGCCCAGAAAGGGGAATCTAAAGCAATATTAATATCATCTAAGTTAGATGAAATTTGATCCATTGTTTCTACGGTATAAGCACCAACGAATTGAGAAAAAATGGTACTAGCTGTCGCTTTAGCAAAAGACCATTTTTCTGTAATGTAATTATAAACTAATAGTTTATCACAAATACCAGTAGTGTTCGCTTTATTATCTGCACTTGGATATAGCCAAATCGCTAAGGTATTAAAAGGATCAACAGCCGCTACAATACGATCTGAATAACCTTTATCTAAATCTATATCAAAAAAACGATTTACTTTTTCAGCTCCAATCGGTTTTATATTATCTCCCTGTACTTCAAAAAATCCATCATCCGCATAGAACCAAGCTCTACGATTATCTTGGCAAACGGTTTTACCCATGATAGCTCCTCTATTAGGAGAGACTACAGAAAATCTAAATACTGTTGAACCACCCACATAGTCCATACGAACTATTTCATTTTGTCTAAAAATATAACCATACTCTCCAGAAGTAATGGCTACAATCTGTCCACCTGATCCTGGTAAGTCTTGATAGTCGGCTTGTTTAGCACCTGGAGTCCAAGTAGTAATATCATTAATTCCTGCCCATTGAACTCTATTACGATTTGATGTTTGATTTCCTGTTACTAAAAAATCTCTTATGACTCCTGATGTTCTAAAGACAGGAGGTGTACCTTCAGTCGCTATAGAGGATAGTGCCGCAAAATTTGTGGAAGTTCCCATTAAATAATATTGGGGTGCGTCCACACCATTACTCACAATGATGTAATCTCCAAATTGGGTGAAAGTGAAAAAATCTGTATCAGCTCCAGTTAAACCAGATTTTCTTGAAGTAAAAGCTCCTGAAGCTAATTGCCAAATATCTGTTTTAGTTGCAGCAAAGTTATAGCTAGTATTATCAGTTGATCTAAATGAACCAGCTCCTCTGGAATCTTTACCAATATTTCCTACCGTACTTCCTCCAGCAGAAGCACTATAAGCAATTAAAGATGGAAAAGGTTTATAGCTTCTAGCAGCGTAATAAACATTTTTAGCTATATTCGCACCAGGATTCATAAACTTAGGTTGATCTGGTAGCCATTCTCCAAAAGGTAATTGCATATTTTTTCCTATTCGTTATTAGATACAACGCCTACAGTGCTAGGTTGAAAAGGAGCAGCCACTGTAACATCCGAAACAGCTCTAAGTGGTGATCCACTCCAAGCATCTTCTCTGTCATTTCTTTCTACTCTTTCCATATATGTTGTATAAAGTTGTAACCAATTTTGTAATTTAGCTGGTTCTATTCCTCCTAAAAAATTAGCAGCATGATATAAACTACCATATAAATAAATTCCAGGATGTGTTGTTAAAATATAATTTGTAGGGTCAGAACTAGATAAAGGAGTAAAGGCTTTATAATAATTAATAGTGGCTGTGTAAGTTGTATCAGGAGTTGGAGCAAATCTAAAATTATCTCCTAAAATAGTATAACGTAAAGGTCGGCCTGAAGTAGAACCAGCTTTAGTCTGATCCATTTGAGTTGGAGTCATATAAGTTAAAGAATATTTATCTGACCCTTCTACAATATAAAAATCTCTAACTTGTAAAAATCCTGTAGGTACAGCTACCGTTTCAGCATTAATAGAATAATCAGTTTTTGATTCAATCATCTTTCTAACTCTAAGTTTAGAGTTATAATCTGCTTCTACTAATTTAATAAAATCATCTGATATTTCTGTTGTTAAATCAGATCGGTTTAACCAATTTGCAATAGATGCTTTTAATTCGGTATATGTTGCTAATGCCATTATCTGCTCCTACTCAATCTTCTTAGTGTTATTGCTAATCTAGCTCTTTGTCCTAATTTGCCACCTTTTTTAGAAGCAGCTTTTAATTTCTTTAAAGGAATCTTTTTTCCTTTTTTAATGCCTAAAGATTTTCTTAAAGCTCCAGGTTTTTTAATTGCTCCTTGAATCCAATTTTTGGCCATTATAAATTTCCTTTAGCTGTTTTAAAATAATTGTAATCACCACTATTTAATTTTTGTTTTAAAATTTTGTTTTGTGTATCTTTAGGTAACGCCCACCAATTATTATTACCATTATATTCTTTTGCCCAAATTTGCAAAGCTAGAACAGGAATAGAAGCTACTCTTTTTAATTCTCTGCTAGGAGAATAACCATCATTAGAATTATAAAGTTCTTTATTATGTTTAAGGTGGGAATCAATATTTTGTTCTTCGCCAATCGTAATTTGTTTTTCAGCGTCATCACCAACAAAAGTTGTTTTCCTTAATCCATCAACCTGTGTTTCTTTTTTCATTTATTTTCCTTGTCCTCTATAACGCTTTTTGCGACTACCTTTATTAGGTCTTTTAGCATGACGACCTGGTCTTTTTCTTTTAGTACGCTTAACATAATTGTTGACACCCCACTTTGGTGCTTTACCCATTATGACAATTCAGTAGCGTACAAATCTCCAGAGCCAATGAAAGCAACTTTATCCCCTAGAGCAACTTTAAATATTTCTACTTGCCCAGCAGGTAAATAAATATCAGTTGCTGCCGCAGTTGGTGTAGCAGCAAATTTAATATGCCCTGCTGCACTTGCAACTACTCTGACAAAAACTGTCTGTTCATTAAAAGCAGTGCTAGAAGCAGCACTTGATCCTGATGAAGTTACCTTATGTGTTGTTCCTGGATATAATCCGTAATTATAAGCCATGTTTTTTTTTCTCCTATTAATAAATTATGAGGGTGGAAAAACCGCTAGGTCAGAGCCACCCCCAAGTCTTGTTATACTATCTTCTTATGATGATTGTATAGTGTAAACTGTGTGTTCCAGTAGAAGCACCATCAGTCGCAATACCAATATAGCCATCTTGTTCTACATTGTTTGCTCCAGTTGGTTCACAAGTATCTACATCTCCAGCCGCAGAGCCAGAATATGCAACTGTAATTGTTCCGCCTGTCATAGCTGTTGTTCCTACTTTCGCAGTAATTCCAGCATCTGCTCCTGAAATCGTTCCACCTAATACTGTGATAATTTTAATTACTCTACCACCATCAGGCACAGCGATTCTTGAAGTGAACGCAGTTGATACATCATCTATTGTTCCTGTTAAGAAATAATCGTTTAATGTTCTCATTTATTTATCCTCATTGTTCCGCCCTTAATCTAATCTCAGAGCTTCAATGTTAATAGAAGGTGAAGGGGAGCAGATATAATAGATTACTCCCCTCACACCGTTAAGATTATGAAGTAGTTACGTCTGTAACCATACCACTTGATGCTTCATTTTTCGCTTCAAGAGTATATTCAGTTACTAAAAATCTCTGGTCTGCATCAGCAGTTTGTCCAGGAGTTTGAAGTTTGAAATCTCTCAAAAACGCTACTGCCCAGAAATCCATTTCTAAGCATAAAACATCTTGTCCTCTTTTAGCCGCAGTTGCGTTAGTTTTTCTTATCCAACGATTTGGCTGAACTTGTAGTGTTCCAAAATCTGACTCATAAACATCAATAGAAGTTATTAATCTTTTATCTTCTGCTTTGTCAAATCTAGTTGCACCACCAGTGAACATAGATAGTTTTTGTTTGTTGAAGGCATTTAACTGGATTTGGTTAGGGTTTCCGCCATTATCAAAACAATCTCTTAAAACTGTTTTTAACAAAGTTTCTGTGAAAACTCTTTGAGTGCCATCTGTTCTAGCAGCTCCATCTCCAGCACCTGATCCACCTGTACCAGCAGATACGTTAGTTGCAATCCAAGTTTGGACTCCGCCTAATGTTCTAGTTGGTGAACCTGATGATCCAGCAGCACTAGCTGTATTTGATAAAAGAGCATTTTCCATATCTCTTTTAAGCTCTTTTGCAGCTTTAGCTACTTGGTATGCTAACTCAGTATTTCTACCAGCAAGATTCATAGAGTCATCTGTTCCAGATACCTGAACTGCTTTTGTAGAGATTTGAGTATAGTTGTTTTTTCTGCTAGTTGACGTAAGCGTTGGGTACGTTATTGATGCACCTTCTGCTTTCGCATTAGCAGCGACAGCTCCTAAAGAATCAGTTTGCCACTCATACTTAGTGTTTGTCGCTTTCGTTTTTCCGACACCAGACATGAAAGGAGTATCAGTAGGCGAAATATTATAAATAATATCGCTTAAATCCTCTCTCTTACCGTAAGTGTCATAAGTTAATAATGTTGCCATTATAGTCTCCTTATTTAGTTGTTATATATATTTTGCCAAAAGATCAGTAGCATCTCTAGGATTACCACTTCGCTTCAGACGGTTTAATTTATCCAACCGTTCTTGACTCATTTTGTCCTCTTTAACAACTTTAATACCTGGCTTGACTACCTTTGTAGGTTTAACAATTTTTTTAGCCAAATTTGGTTTCGGCCTATTCATATTGTTCCTATGGTTCATGCCATCTAAGACCACATCAAACATTCTACTATCGTAGATACTAGAAACCTCCTGATCGTTAAAACCTCTACCGATCAAATAATTTCTTAGGTTTGTTTTTAAGGTAGCTCCTTTTATCGGATCACTAAAATCAGGATGCTTTAACGCAACCTTTTTTTGTTCTTCCCTTAAAATTTCCTGAAACTGTTGATCTTGTTGAGTTCTTAGCTTTCGTTGAGCTTGTGCGATTGTTTCTTTTCTTCGCCTTATTTTTCTCTCAAGTTTGGCAGCTTCAGTTGGATCTTCATCAAATAGTTTATCTAATTCTTTTGAATTAATTTCACTATTGACTTCAGCGTTTAAAGTCGCTGTTAGATTATTCAAATGTTCAAACTTAGTTGAATAGTCTTTTAACAGACGATCTTTATCAGAAGATAGTTGCCGTCTTTCAATGGCAAGTTCTTCTGTCTTTCGTCTGTAGTCGGCATCTTTTTGATAACCTGCTTTTAGTTCATCAAGGTCAACATCAATCTTTTCACCATTTACTGTAACTTGGTGTAGATTGGTTTCTTGAATTTCTTCAGCGTTTTCCGCTTCCGATGCTTCTACTTGATCTTCAACTTTTTGAGGTGTTTCCTCAACTTGAGTTTCGGATTGTTGTTGATCTTCAGATTTTTTTTCAGAAGTTTCCTTTTTTTCTTCTTTAGGTTTAACTTCTTCTTTTTTCTTTGTATCAACCTTGTCTACTTTAGCATCTTGAGTTTCGTTAGTTATCGGTTTATTAACTTTTCCCTGATCTAACAATCCCTCAACTGCTTTAGCAGCACCTGTCATTGACTGTGTAGCCAATAATGGATTTGATTCAGACATAAATGTCCTCCTGTGATTAAGCTCCCTGATTTGGGTTGGCTTATTCTAACCTTGATGATTAGAATTACTTTTCTTTAGATTCTTGGAAATCAGCTAACTGTTTTTCTGCTAATTTTCCAGTTTCAAGAATTTCTTTAAAATGTTGCTCTACTTTTCCTAGCACTTGATAGGCTATCCACAACTTTTCTCTAGCCTCACTCTCATGCACAGATGTTCTTTCTAATAAAGCCTCAGAATAAATTTTTTTAAGAGAGTCAAAGCTCTCTTTAAAAAGTTCATTCTCCAATATCTGTTTTACTTGGGATGCCCTGCCCAATTCTTTGGTTCGTTTGTCCTGATCCCTGTTGTCCATTTGTGTTTTCAAAACGCTTAGTGAACATATTAGCACTTTTCTCAGCTTGTTCAAGGTTTTTTGAACTCTTAGCTATGATAACTCTGTCCAATTCAGCTTCTGCTTTCAATTTCGTTGTATCTAATTGTGTATTATACTTCAAGGCTATATCTTTTATCTTTGCTTCAAAGTCTAGTAGGCTATCTTGAGTTTTTTGTTCTAATTCTTTGTATCTCAATTCTATATCTGCTACTTTTCTCTTGTTTTCCGCATCAATTCTGGCCATTTCTATTTTCTCAATAGGGGAAACTGGAGGAGGAGGAGGAGGAGTTGTTAATTGCATTCCTTTAATAGGGTCAATAAAGTAACTTTCCACTGTTTGCAGACCTGCGTTCTCAATAATTTTAGATAAAGTGTTATAAATATTTTTCATCGTTACCATTGGGTAATCTCTACGACCTTGAAGTTCAAAAGCCTGTAATTGTTTTTGTAAAATATTATTTAACATCACCACTTGCTGTTCTTTTGTGCCTGTTCCTAAACCTACGGTAATGGTTACGTTGAAACGATCTTTCCATTCCGTTGGTAAAACAGGAATATACTCTCCATTTAACTGAATAATTTTTTCTTTATCTTGATACTTAATAGATAACGCAAACATTTTTCTAAATAAATCTTTCACTCCTGTTTCAGCAAAAATTCTAGCAATTAATTCTGAACGCATTTGCGTTTGATTCATAATAGTGCTAATTCCTGTTGCTGTTTTATTTAAACTTTCAGAATCTAATCCTTGATTATATTTAGTAACCCCAGTTCTTACTTCTCTAATTTGATCTAAGTATTCTAATAAAGGAAAGGCTTGTTGAGAAATCGGTTGAGCTTGTAAAGGCTGCATCACTTGGTTCGGTGGTTGTTTTGTTCTTACCACACCACCAGGTCTAGTCGTTAATAAGTCATCCATATTGACCATACCATCCATGATCGCAACTCTATTATTATTTGTTAGATACATATTATCTAACAGTTGTCTCATCACTGTAGATTTCATCAACTGAATATCTTCTACTAATTCAGCTACTGATCTTCCGTAAAATCTATGAGGCATAGGAATTGGAGTAATAGATACAAATGGAATTTGATCGCATGGAACATTTTCTAAAATTTGATATGCTGTTGATCCTACTGAAACTACTTTTCTTAATTCAGCAATACCATCACCATCGTAATCATAACGAATATAATTTTCATAAATTTGAATAACTTGTGTGGAAGGATCGTTAGAAGTATCGTAAGGATAAGTTTCTATATTTCTAAATCTTGCTAATTTTTCTGTATTTACAATAGTAGAATCGGAAGTTGGAAGATTATAAACTTCTTCTTTGTTATAACCCATTTCAATTAGTTGCGTTCTAGTTAATAAAACTCTATGACCTACATAAATAGCATCTTCAATTTTAACAGCCGCTTTATCAATTAGAAATTCTTCAGGAGGAATAGACTCTACTTTTATTTTTCCTTTTGAAGAAGTTCTTTTAATTTTACAATCATGCAGTTTAGGTTTTGGAATTTCCATATCCATTCCTTGAGCTTCCATTTGCTGCTCAAATTGCTCAATAGCTTTATCTGCTTGTTCATCTTCCTTTTCTACATCTTCAATAACTTCTACTTCAGGGCTATCTAATAAAACTTTATATTCTTCATCGGTTAAGTTTTTATAAGTTTCATGTTCCACATCTTGGGTTTCATCATAGAATATTTTTAAGATTCCATTTTTTTCTATAAGAGCATCTTTGAAAAAATTATAAAGTAATTTAAAACCATCATTTTCTTTATAGAAGATATGGTTTAAATATGCTGTGGCTTGATCGGCAATAGGTTCGTCTTGAGCTTTGACTGGTTCGCATTTAACGACTTTATTAGAGGAAGTAAAAATTCTAAGAAGATTCGGTAATAAACTTTCTACAGTATCAGCAACATCGGTACTAACGACTTGGCTTCTTCCAGCCATTTCATTTCCTAGTTTGTCGCCTTGATAATATTCTAAAGATCGTTCTCTTTGGTCAGAGAGTTGTCCGCCTAGATAACCTAGAGCATTATTGATTTGGCTTTGAAGAATACTTCTTAATTTAGGATCGCTTAATATTTGAATTTTTTTTTCCATATTATACTATATATGCTGTATCAACTTTAACAGGTTTTTTCCAATCAGTTACTTTTCCTCCAATGAAAGTGCATCCAGTTCTAAAAGCATCAGACGGATGGGAAGCGTAATTATGGGTAGGCCTGTTTTTGAAACACTGATTTTTTTCATCCCACTTTTTTTGATAAGCCTTTAATGCTTCCACTCCTTGATAACATTTATTCTTGTCAAAAACACAAGTGGCTAAAGACTTTCTCACAATTTCTATTCCATCTTCTATTGAAAGTTTAGGAGCTACATCAAAAGATATACCTAATTCTAAAGCAGATTCCAACCTTGATTTTCCAAATGCTCCTAATTCTCTTACTTTTATATCATGTGGAGCTATATGTCTATCATATTTATAAGGTTTTGAATCTAGGATGTCAGCATAGAAATCTAATCCTTCTCCTGAGTTCTCATAATAATCTATAACTCTTAATTCATCTCTATGCCTTTGGACAAACCAAATGGCCGTAGAGTCTTTCAATCCTAAATCCCACCAAGTCTCTACCCCTAGATTATCGTCATAAGGCACTTCAGAAACCTTTCCTCCCTTTTCTAATCCTTCAATAATTTTACCATAATAAGAACCAGTAATAGCGGCTTGAAAAGAACATTCAAATTCTTGGTCATATAAGTCTTTAGACATAACCATTTGAGCAGCTTTTAATTCTTCTTCATCTAATATCTTAGTCTTGGAGGCTTTAAAAATATTGGTGTACCAATCTTTTTCTGCTAAGGCTTGTTTGTGAAGCTGATAAAAATAGTTTTGACCTTTGGGTGTGCCGATAAAAATACACCAACCTTTTCGGTCAGCTAAAGCTGGTCTAATTACTTCTGGGAAAAGGACTGGGCTAATATTCTGCGTTTCATCAAAGACACATCCATCTAAAAAAATCCCCCTTAACGCCTGGTCATTCTCAGCCCCCAAGATAGTAATTCTTGAGCCATTAGGAAAATCGCATCTCAGTTCTGATTCGTTAAATTTTATATAAGGGATATTTCTGCTGTAATTTTTAATATAGTCCCATGCCGTACTTTTGCCTTGTTTGAATGTTGGCGAAATAAAGGCATATCTGGGATTGGGTTGGGTATTAGTTAAAGCGGCTCTAATGAGATGGTTGATGCACATGACCGTTTTGCCAGACCGCCTATGAGCAACAATCACATTAAAGCGATTTATAGGAATTTGTTTGTGCAAAAATTTCTGCAAACGTCTAGGCTGATAAGGAATGATTACCTCTGGCATTTAAAACAAAACCCCCATCCTTAATGAATAGTCGTATTAGGTGGGATTTGCAAGGAGCTAAAGCTGTCGTTAGTTACAATGCCCATTTCTTCCACAATGTACTTACTGAACTTCTTGGCTTCCAAATAATCCTCAAAGCCAGAAAAGTGTATGCTTACAGACTGGTTTTTCTCTGAGATGAGAACTATGGCCGAAATGTGTCCTTTGTAAAAGTCATCCATAAATCTATTTGTGTGTACCTCCTAATAACGTTACTTAACCAACGCAAAAAACTTCGCTGGGGGGTTGCATTTAAAACCGCCCCTATTAGCTTTTCTTTGTTTAATTCTGGTTGTGCTGATAACGTCTCCCTTATCAGTGCCTCATTATACTAGAAAAAACTGAACCTAAACTGATATGGTTCTAGTTTGACTTGTATTTTTTTTTCTTTTCTACCCTATAAGGTTGCTGTGCAACTTTGTTTACAAAGGTAGGGGCAAAACACACCAAAACTATTGATATTGTTTATCTTTTAATATGTTTTCTACTTACTTAACCACTTCACAAGTAATGGTTTATCGTTAATATTGCCTACTTTTAAGCTACTTTTTGGCTGATATTTGGTTAATAATGCCGAACTTCTGTATTTAATCATGCTGTTTATTTCTTTTTCAAGGTTAGATATGGCCAAGCTACTCCTTTGGTTAGGATGATTTTTTAAATCTTCTATTGTTTCTTTTATTCTAAAAACAGCCGTATCAAGTGCCAGACTAATACCATCTTGAACGGCCAAGTCATATTCTTCCCTAATTTTAGGCTTTTTGTTTAATAACTTTCTTAATGCCTCATAGGTTATGTCTCTATCTTTTAAAATGGCTTTGATGCTTTTCTCACCTTTTGCTAATTCTTCAAAAATAGAGCTTAAAACGTCTGCGGTAAGTTTGGTTGTATTACTCATTAAATATATTATTATTGCTATTGACAAATCCTATTGACAGGATTATTGTTAGCTATGTTTATTTATACAACTAATAACTTAATAAAGGAAGTATAATTATGGCAAGAATAAGAACAGAAGAAAGCCCACATTGGAGTGGAACACATTTTAAAGTCTTTTTAAATGGTGTTAAATATCCAAGAGCAAGAGAAGAATATTATCAGCCTTTTGGAATAGATGACGAAGAAAAAAAGAAAAAGGCTATTGAGTGGGCTAAAGCTGAAAGCGAAGGAAAATATTTATCTGATGGGGGTATTATATACAATTCAAAAGATGAATATTTAAAAAAACAAGAAGAATACCTAAACAATTAATAAAAATTAAGGGGCTATTTTTAGCCCCTTTTTTTATGGAAAGGGTTAAAA